ACAGGCGGGACAGGAGAAACTGTCTTAGTCGACGTATTTAATAGTACCACTTTTTCTGAATCGGTACAAGTCGCTACTTTCACGCAGTCAACTACTGAAAGTTTTATTGAATCGGTAGTAAGTGATATATTCGTTCAGGCTGACCAAAGCATATTTACTGAAATCGACGCCGGAGAATTATAATGATAAAACTTGTAAAAGGAAACTCTTGGTGGCGCGATTACAGCAGTAATGTGACTGCCGCATTCACAGCTGATTGGGCCACATCATCCTGGGCTATAGCCGCAGCGGATGCTGATTTCGTAGCTGTAGCTCCATACACGGCATTATCGTCAGGAGTGATGACTATCAGTGCAACGACAACACATTTACAAGTTAGAATACCATCTGCATCTACTATGCTAGACCCTGGTAACTACGTCATAGCCTTACAGTTTAAAAACACAGTAACTGGATTTTGTCAAGAGCAGCATTTGGCATTAACAATCTTCCCGCAAGTAATTACGTAAGTGCAAAATGTAAATAATCTACATTTCTGGGTGGCTAAATGAACGAGTTTATTTACAACAAACTTTCCGAGTGGAGGAAAAGCCCACTTTTGTTTGTGACTGAGTGTTTACAAGCTGTGCCTAGTGAGCAGCAAGCAGAGGCATTGGTAAGTTTTGACAAGAGTAAAAGGACTACTATACGATCTGGTCACGGCTGTGGAAAGAGTTCTTGCGCTAGTTGGCTAATACTGTGGTTTCTTTGTACCAGACCGTATGCCAAAGTAGCATGTACTGCACCGACAAGTAGGCAGTTATCTGACATCCTTTGGTCAGAATTATCAAAGTGGCTGCGTAAGAGTATCTTAGCTGATGAATTTGTAATTCAGAAGGATAAACTGTTCCACAAGTCTGCGCCTAAAGAATGGTGGGCTAGGGCTATTTCGCCGAGTGTTAAGGCCAGCAAAGATGAGCAGGCAGAGACACTAGCTGGACTTCACGGTGACCACCTTCTGATTGTATGCGATGAGGCGTCTGGTATACCAGATCCTGTGTTTATTCCACTTGAGGGTGCAATGACGCAGGATGATAACAAGGTTTTACTTATTGGAAACCCTACTAGAAACACAGGCTATTTCTACGAAACGCATTTTAGAACTGGAGTAAGAGAAAACTGGAATAGGCTGCATTGGGACAGTAGGAAAAGTTCCAATGTAACTAAGGATATGGTAGACTACTTTGCGAAGAAATACGGAGTAGACTCGAATGTGTTTCGTATCAGGGTTATGGGTGAGCCGCCACTGGATAGTGAAAACACTCTTATACCCATGGCGTGGGCTATGCAGTGTATGGATAACGAAGTGGTTGTACCTGAAGACGAACCACTTTACCTTGGTGTAGATGTTGCTAGGTATGGAGAAGATAGTAGTGTTATACTCCCGCGTCAGGGGTTACTAATAAGCCCGTGGACTACTTACCAGGGTATGGATACAATTTCACTTGGTGGATTTATAAACCAAGAGTATATTGAACAAGCAGCATCCGGTATAGCAATAGATGAAATAGGTGTAGGTGCAGGAGTTACGGACTGGCTAATGAAGCATGGGCATTTAAAATGCTTTGGTGTTAATGTAGCCAGGGCTAGTAGTGATCTAGCAAAGTACGATAGACTACGTGATGAACTGTGGCTTCGTGTTCGTGATAAGTGTATGCGTAGCCAGTACCAATTTCCAGGCGGGGAGCTAGGGCAGTTACTCTGCGATGAGCTATCACAGCCTACTTACAGCTTTAACGCCCACGGCGGCATTAAGGTTGAAAGCAAAAGGGAGATGAAAACTCGTGGTGTTATGTCACCGAATATTGCTGACGCGCTTTGTCTTACTGAGTATTTTGCTCCTTTTTCCAATAGAGTGTTCGGGAGTAAGTCACCTAAAGATAAGAAAAAACTTAGATCGTCAGTATCACCTGATGCTTGGATGTACGCATAGGAGGGTAGTTATGAAATTTATGCCTGATAAGTTAGCGGTGTCGACAGACAAAGTAAAAGATAAGTCAGGGTACTATGACCGCGAAGGTGCGGATAGGATAGAAAAAATTCACGAAGTTTTTAAAAATATGTCTGGATCCATTACGCAGGGAAAAGCAGAAAGTAGTGGCCTGCGTGAACAGGATATAATGAAGGGTGTTGGCATAAAGGAAACTGGTTTAGGCACCAGTAAAAGAGGGTATGTATATAACTTTGACGATAGTGAAGAGCAGAAAAAATATAAAGGCCAGGCTATGGTAAGAGGTAAAAATATTGCACTGGTAGCTGCTATGAAACAAAAAGCTAGTGATATTGCAAAACCTGGGTTTCTGTTTAAATTAAGCGCGCCAACGTTTGCGAAAAAAGAACTTCAGCACGAAATGGACAGTATTAAAAAAGATACTGATATAGCAGCTGGTTTCACAGTTATGCAAGACAAAATGAGTAGAAGTAAAAATTTACGTGAAGGTCTTCAAGCTTGGCGTGGCCGAGGAAAAGAAAAAGCGTACCATTCTGATGTTATCGCACTTGCGAAGAGTATAAAGAATTAGGGGTGTATATATGGCAGCTGAACTTACACAATCGTTAGTATGGCTTAGCGAAGCCGAACGCTCTTTGCCTGAGTCTACTGCACGCAAAGTCGGAATGGAAGATTATCGTTTTTACGCTGGGCGGCAGGACAGCCAGGATGTGATTGAAAAGCTGGCAGAGCAAAAGCGTCCGGCTACAGTGTATAACGAGGTTAAGCCTAAGATAGACATGCTTATAGGCTTAGCAGCGCAGAGTAAGCATGAGCCCGTTTTACTTCCGGTCGGTGGTGAAGATGAGGCATTTGTTCAGCTAATGCAGAGTGCAATGAAGTATTACCGTAAACAAACAAAGTTGACGCGCAAAGAACTAGAATGTTTTGCGCATACAGTTAAGTGCGGCCGCAGTCTTTTGCATTTTTGGGTTGATATAGCTAATCCGTACGACCCGAAGATAAAAGCAGTACGCATACCTACGTATAATTTTTACATCGATAGTAATAGTAAAGAGTATGATCTTAGTGATGCCAGATTTTTGTTTATGGACAAATGGCTGGAAGCTAACGAGATAGCGTTTAGGTTTGGAACTGACGAAGAAGAAGTAAAACAGATGGCTATGTACAGCGGGTCATTTGGCAACAGCTACGGTAGTACTACAAATTTTACGGATATGCCAGTGTTCTTTAACGAAGGCCGTAGGAAGTATAGGCTAGTTGAAAACTGGTATTACATGTACGAAAAGTTTATATATGTGTTGAACCCTGTTAGTGGAAAGCCCGAGCGTATGTGCGTAGATATGTTTGGTAAGTTTAAGGAAGCTATGTTGTCAGGTATTGATACACCTAAAGGAAGGGTTAAAATATCTACAGTTGATGAACTACAACCTGTTGATTCTTTTGACAAGCAGTACTACTACCGCATTTTCAGTGGTGAGAAAGAGTACGCCGGTGGGAAAAGCCCTTATAAGTACCAAGGTTACCCATGTGCTTTTTACGGAGCTTACAATGACGAAGATGAAAATACATGGTTTTCGGCTGTCAAGATGCAGAAAGACCCTCAAAAAGCTCTTAACACGATGCGTAGACAGTTACAGCATCTTCTCCAGACTTTACCAAAAGGAATACTTGCGCATGAGGCGGGAGCTATTATAAACATCGAGGAGTATGAACAGAGAAGTGCAGAGCCTAATTTTCATTTGGAACTTACTGGAGGCGGGCTGGATAAGTTTAAATTCATTCAACAACCTCAAATAAGTCCTATTTATCAGACTATTGATGTTACAATGTCGCAGTCAATGAAAGACGCATCAGGTATACAAAATGAAATGATGGGAGTGCAAACTACATCAAGAGAACCTGGCGTAACCGTACGGCAAAGGCAGGAAACAGGACTTGCTGTGTTGTATAGCCTGTACGATAATTTTAAGGAGTCGCGGTTGCAGGGTGACAAGATACTGCTAGGCCTAGTGCAACAGTACGTTACTACCGAAAAAGTTATGCGTATAGAAGGAACCGATGGCATAAATCTTATAAGTGTAAACACTCAAACGAATCCGCAGCTTGCAGGATTTAATGATATTTCAGCTGGGGAGTTTGACGTTGAAATTTCTGAGCAGATAGAAAGCCCGACGCAAAGAGCTACAACGGCGCAGATATTGACTGAGTTTAGTCAAAACAATCCTGGTGCCATACCGCCAGAGGTTATTCTTGATTACCTGGATGCGCCGTACACAGTAAAACAGCAAATAAAAGAGTATCGTGCGCAACAGCAGGAGGCAGCGGAAAAGCAAGCCGAAACCGAATTACAGTTGAAGTTACTTGAACTGGAGATAAAGGCAAACGGTGTTGAGTATAAAAAGGAGATAGAAGAAATAAAGGCCAGAAGTATGAGTAAGACTAAACAGACTGGAGGTGCAAATGGCAACAGCGGGAAGCAAAAAAAGTAGCCTTTGGGAAGGTGTAAAAGAGACAGTTGTTAAAGCAGCTAAAACTGCGGTAGGCCCTGCGGAGGTGAAGGCAAAAAGTGCTGACGACGTGGCAAAGCCGGACTGGTACGGCCAGCCGGCGAGTTGGAAAAAGAACGCAGCAGATAAGAAGAAAGCACTAACTGAAAGTCAAAACTAAAAGGAGTTTATCATGTCCACTGTAGCTACGGAAATCGTGCAAGAGGCAGATGTTGTTAACCCATTATTCGCTGCGCTTGACTCTCCGCAAGATGTTGACGTTGACGTTACCGCTGGTGTTGATGTTGATCAGGTAACAGTAGAAGACAATACAGGTACAACTGCTAGTACTGAGCAAACAGGCCTTGCGGTAAAGACAGAGCAGGTCGCCACACCTGACGCAGATCAGACCCAAGAGCCACAATCTGAGATTGTTCAATTACGGCAATTACTCAGAAGCCAAAAAGTAGAACTTGAGGTGCTCAAGAACACAGTTAGTAGGCATGACCAAGTACAAAAAGGAGACATTGGAGATGATGTTCCATTGTCAGATCTGGAGCAGCTGCAGAATGACATCGCGGAACTTAGTTCGGCCAGAGGTTCTGAGATAACCAATCTTCTCGAGATGATGGAGCTGACACCTAAGTACGAAGATGTGAGAGCTGTGTGTACTCGCCAAAACTTTGATGACATTTTGGAACTAGCCTCAGTTGAGGTAGCTAAAGCCAAAGGTATCAATGAAACAGTAGCACTGCTGGAATTGGAAAAAGAAGTCTGGGCACAGGGGAATCCGTATAGGTATATGTATGAGCTTATCAAGACATATCACCCTCGCTTCACAGTTAAAACCGATACGCCGGCAGTAGTAAATGATACTACAAAGCCAGTTCCAGTTGCGCACAAAGCACCTGTTAGTATCGCGTCTATTGCTGGTGGTGACGGTGGAATTACTGAGGGTTGGACATCAAGCAAGATTGATGCATTAGCAGAGTCTGATCTTGGTAAAGTACCTGCGGATATTTATGAAAAGTACTTGCAAGGAACACTTGCGTAACTGAAAGGAAAACATCATGGCAGATCCAAAAACACAGTTTTTAACTAATGATCCACTTACCAGGAAACGCTGGGCGCGAGACCTATTCCAGGTAATTCTTCCAAACGTCGAGTTTAATGACCTTATTGGCACAGGCTCTGACGCAATCGTACAGACCAGAACTGAACTGGGTAAAGGTGAAGGTGACAATATCAAGTTCGGTATTCGTTTGCCGTTGACTGGTGAAGGCGTTGTTGGTAATGATACTCTGGAAGGTAATGAAGAAAAGCTTCGCTTCCGTGACTTCAGTATGACAATTGAAGAATTGAATCATGCTGTCGATACTGGTGGCAAAATGGAAGAGCAAAGAATTCCGTACAACTTGATGCAAGAAGGTAAAAATGCTCTGCAGGATTGGTGGAGCCAGAAACTGTCTGACGTTCTTATCAATACTCTGGCTGGCAATTCCGCTTACCGTGTGGCAGGTAAGGTGTTTGCTCAGGCCATTACTGAACCAGACAGTTACCATATGGTAACTCCAGGTAGTAAAGCAGAATCTGTACTTACCGTCGGTGATGAAATGACTCTGGATGTTCTGGATAAGATGAAGCAGCAAGCAGAGCTAATGAACAAAATTGGTGGGTACAAGATTCGCGGTTCTAACAAAGGTGGTAAGACCTATTACCAAGTCCTAATGCACAACTACGTATTTGACCAACTGCGTAAAAACGTAAACATTGGTCAGTGGGGAGATCTGCTTCGCAGCGCCGGTAAACTTGGTATGCCGCAGATTGAACTGGAGTACAACGGCATGCTGATTCGTCGGTCAGAGCGCTTGCCTATGACCTACGGCGCAGCTGGTGCTGGTTCTTACCGTACGCTGCTGCTGGGTTCACAAGCCGCCTGTTTTGCGTGGGGCGGTGCTGGTGAGTCCAAATCTACCACTATGTCATTTACTCCGTACACCCGCGACGCCGAGCGTTTTGTAATGGTGCGAGGTGGTGGTATCTTCGGCATTAAGAAGACGCAATTCGACACCGCTGGCGCAGGCGTACAGGACTATGGTTGTTTGGTCGGTTCTACTTACGCAACTCCGCTGTCAGCATAACACGTAAAGGAGAAACACTATGGCTAACGTAGCCAAACCCTGCAATGCCTACGCTGGTGGAGAAGCACTGCGTTGGGCCAAAAGCCGGTATGTTACAACCGCTGATGGTGACAACACATACCTGGTGATTCCAGTACCAAAAAAGGCTCTTGTAACAAGAGTACTGTTGGACACTAAAACAGGTCTAACCGCCGCCGGAACAGTAGCAGTTGGCTTTACTGGAAACGGTGAATCACAGTCTAATACTTATTTCAAAGCAGCAGCATTGGTGTCTACTGCAGGTATTACCGAGTGCGTAGCTACTGGTGCCGGTAATAAGTATTTTGAAACTGCTGGCGGTTCAATCACAATCACACTTGCTAAAAGTACATCGGTAACAGATTTTGAAGGCCGTCTGCTTATCGAGTACACAGTATTATACTAGGAGGTAGTAAATGGCTGCAAGCACTGCTGATAACCAACGCAACGATGTCAGGATTCAGACTCTTGAGAATCCTTATTGGCTTACCGGCCCGGAACTGGGCGTAAGCGAGCTTAAAAACAAAAAGTGCGTAATTGCGCTTTTGAAACCTGGTGCGTACCAAGTACAGGAGCTGTTTTATGACTTTGTAACTGCCCTGGCCGGTGTAGCTAGCATTGATGTTACTATTGCAGGGATTTTGCCGGCTGACATAAGCAACGGTGTAGTTGCTGCCGGAGCTGTACTGCAAAACGAAACTACACTTAAACTTGCGACAAGTGCTACTGGGTTTGGCGCAATCTCCGATGTAAACTTCGTATCAGCAACTAACTACGTAGCAATTATTGTTAAGGAGCTGACAGCTACTCCAGATACAATGACCAATGGTAAGGTACGTGTTAATGCTTTGCTGACAAAAGTACCTGCGTATCTGTAAATAACTGACGGGTGGTAGGTAGCTGCGGTTGCCTACCGCCCAGTTTAAAATGTAAATAATCTACATTTCTGGGGGATGTCATGACGTACAGTGAGTTGGTTACAGAGACTATGAGTATGGTGCAGGACAGTAATAGGTACGAAGAAATACTCACGTATGTAAACATGGCTCTTGCTGAAGCTACAACTGAGGTTATGCTGCCGGAGTTTAAATGCGCTGGTACTGTTAGTACTGCGGTAGACGCGCCGTTTGTAGCGCTACAGATTCAACCTGACAGATACGTGGCGGGTATTGTAAAGCTGTTCGGTGCGGCTATGGCTGATGTTAAAATTTACCTTTCGCTGGATGATATGATTGTTAGTGAAAGTATTGAGGATGTACTTACAACTGGCGACGCTGTTGTAGCTGTTGCTGTAGAGGGCAGTAATTTATGGTACTACCCAATACCAACAACACCAGTTACATTTGCATTCATTTACTATACAACGCATCCAAAGCTTGTTGATGTGTCTGATAGTGTCACGTTATTTCCAGACTATATTCAACGTCTTGCCATTTGTGCTAAAGCAGCATCTATGTGTTTTGACAAAGTTGAGGATGGCGTAGACGGGGAGAAGGTAAACACAACTGCGTATGAGTTAAAAGGTAAAGAAGGTATTCAAAAACTGCATGAGTGGGTTGGTAAGAATAGGCGGCATTTCATTTCTAGTACGTGGGGTGAATAATGAAAGCTATTCCTGTATTTACTAAGTCACTTGGCTTAAACGACATGCGAGGTGGTACTGCAGCGCGGGTTAATTACGACACTGGCGAGTGCGAGTTACAAGAATGTTTTGGCGTTTCTGTTAGTAGTGATGGTGCGCTGGTGCTGGCTAATGGCGCAGTAGTTACGAACATAACTTTTGATAGTGCTGTTGTAAGTATATCATACAGTTCACGGCTTGTTGTGCACGCTGGTACGGGATTGTATGTTGTAAATAACTGGGATACACCACAACCAACTGCTGTAAAGATAGCCACTGTGGTTGCTGCTACAATACCTGTTGTACATACTAACCTAGACTTTAGGTATTGCGATGGAAGTAATGTATTTGTCGTACTGAATGGAAGTAACGTCGCAGTAGCAGCAGCGGCTGGAGTATATCCAGGGCCGGTTACAACTGTAACGTATAGCGCAATGCCTGCGTTTGACGGAGGCTTTGTGTATAATGGTATACTGTACGTGTGGAAAGGTGAGTTTGTTTTACATTCCATGCCTTGGGCGTATGACTGCTGGAATATTGCAAATGACTTCCTGTGGCTGGGCGGTACAATACTGAACGGTGTGGCCGGGACAGATGCTATCGTTTTTACAAAAGCGTCTGAAGTAGTAACACTTGTTGGTTCCAGCACACAAGATTTTGTTTACGTAGTGAGTAGTGTAGAGTATGTAACTAATTCATTGGCTGTAGCCAGTAGAGTAACGGCCGATCGTTGTTTTTACTTGCTAGGTCTGGACGGAGTATATGAAGTATCAAGTGGCTCTGAGTGGAAAGCACGTAATGTAACTATTGATAAAGTTGAAAGTAGTTTTTGGCTGACTGCAACCGGAGCAGTTGCGCAGTCTACTATTTACCACGTCCAAGGTGTGCCTTATTCAATTGACTTTGATATTGCATCTGCGGGAGTTTACAAAATACCTGCGGAGGAAGCAGTACCTGTTTGTGCAGTTGGTACGCAAGTAGTTACGTCGTATGGAACATCTATTGCAGTTTTTGGCAAAGTTCCTAACGAAGCAGTCATTACTTTTCCAAAGCTTGACTTTGCTATACCAAATTTGAAAAGGCTCCAGGCACTTACGATATCTGGTGTTATGGTAGGTGATCTTACTGTAAGTGTGCAAACAGAATCCGGGTCAATCATTTCTAGCATGGCATCGTTTACTGGCCTTGTAGACAGCTATAAGTTTAAGGAGTTTAAGTTACTTAAGGGCAATTCATTCACAGTTACTTTTGTGTTCGATGGTGAATATTTTATGCTGTCTAAAGTCTTTGCGTATGTCACAGCTCTAGCAGGGGTATGATATGAGTAGTGGTAATATAATGGTTCCTACTATATCGAGGCCCGGAATGGGAGAGCGTGAAGCTCCGTACACAGGGTTTGCTAAAAGCCAACTTGCTATTTTACGCAGGCAGATGGAACTTGGTGGTCTAAAAATTGGTGAGCGTAGAATTAGGCTGGACGATGGCGCTGAGGTATTGTGCAGCATTAATTATAATTATGAAAGTGTTAGTATTAAAGTGCTAGCACCGGCGCTTACAGAACAACTGGCAAGGCTAGAAAAAGATTGCATTTTTTATGCCGAGATTGTACTTGGAGACTCTTATTCGTCAGATACTTTTACTATTTACAGCGTGCATGCAGTACCTGACGACTATATAGGTATTCCTTACTCCAGAGGTAAGTGGTGTTATGCAGACTTTGAAAATGCTCTTATTAATATTATACCTGCAGGTATGCTTTATTTTGTGAAGTTTACGTACAACCACAAAACAAAAAATATTATTGCTGAGTTGATGGCTGATTATTCTGAAATTCAAAAAGGTAATAGAGATATGTGCAGGTGTCTATGCTATGGTGGCACCATGCACTATCAGTATGGGCAGTTCAGGTACCATGTGTATCATCCGCTATTTGGTGATACACTCCCAAGCACAAATGCTTATGTTGTGTATAACTATGAAAAGTATGACACTCCCGGCGGTGTATACGGGGCTGGTGGCTACAAAATGCTTGTTGTTGCAACAGAGACTAAGTTATATAGAATGGTTTTAACTAATGGTGTAGCTACATTTGTAGAACTCACTGGGCCAATACTTAATGGCTGCCCTGTCTTTTTTTCCAGAAATAAGATGGAGGCTGTATATGTAGATATTAGCACTTTTGAAGTATGCACTATATCGTACAATGATGAATCTTACTCAGTTAACAGAGTAAGTACATATAGTGACATAATTACAAACAGCACATACAACACGCACACAATTAAATACGCAATAGCTGCTGATTATTATAACGGTGAGATAAATATAGCATATATTCAGATTGAGCAATTTGTAGGACTTTTACCAACTACGTCAGTGTCTATAAGTGTTATCATAGATTATTTTGTAGCTCTCGCCACTACTGCTGGGTATACTACGGGTGGTAAAGTGCTTGAGATAAAGTTTATATCTCGTAATATAAATTGTGTACTGTATTCGAGGACGTATTATAGTCACTATGGGGCTACCAGTGTGCATACAAACTGGGACTCTAGTGCTGGTGATTGGACGCCAGCCGAGTGGTGCGATTGGGACTGGTTCTATGGTACAAGACCAACTGTGACAAATACATACGACACAGTATATACCCACACACTAATAGAAAACTTACGTCTCGATAATGATAGTACAACACTAACTACTGTTACAGTTACTGGTTATACATCTACGAGTACAGCATACTCCGGTGAGGATGGAGGACCAACAGGAACTATAGTTACTGAATACTTAAATATAAATGGTACACGCAGCATTTCAGTAACCGACCCGTTAGGAGGTTCTGAATACTTTAGTGGTGGTTATTCAAGTAATACAGTTACCCGTGCGGGTTCTGTAATTTCGTATACGCCGCCAGTGTATCCTGTGTTTATGGAGGAGACTCAAGGGCCATATTACCTAACAATGCAGACACTGTTTGGTATGGGTATACATGACAGTGCTAATATCCTAACACCAAGTATGGTGGATGGGTTAACGTGTTCAATGTCACCTCCTTGGGGACTTGCTCAGTATTTTTGCACAGTGTTTAATAAGAGAGTAATTTTTAGTGACGTTGGTCTTATACTAGTATCACACGTTCTTAATGGTACAAAGACTGCAACATGCTCTCTTGATAGTAGTATAGTAGAGAAGGTTGCTGAATTATTAAACACTACGTATGAAACAAACTTTTCTGCAGCTGACATACATTTGATTTTTCACAATGCTTGTTACGATGTAAAAATAACTACGTAAAACGAAGGGAGTTACTATGCTTGTTTTGTCTGATATTGGCGCAGAGGCTATGCTAAAAAGGTACTTTAAAAACGTACAGCCAGCTGGTGGTGTAGACCTAACACTACGTTTGTTTGTTACTGATATTACACCAAGTGATTCTGATTCTGCTAGTGACTACACAGAAGCTACTGGTGGCGGGTATGCTGCCAAGACGTTGTTAAGTAGCAACTGGACAGTAGACATTTACGAGTCTATAGCAAGAGCCGTGTATGCTAATCAAGTTTTTACATTTACAGGTCCATTAGCTACTAATCCATCAATATACGGCTGTTATGTTACAGATGCTGATGGCGTACTAGTATTTGCCGAAAAAGCACCTAGCCCGTATACACCACTGGTAAATGACGATTTTTACATTGTTGTACCTAGCTTTAAACTTAGCAAGGGTACACCTGCATAAAGAAAGGAGTTTATTATGGCTGTCGGAGATACTTCAACATTTGGGATAGTAACTATATTATCTGGGTTAGCTGCTAGTATTATGCCAAACGATACGTATGGCGAAGCAGAAGCTATTATTCATAACATACATCACTCTGCGTCTGCGAGACTAGAATACTACGACGCAATACTTGATGTTAGCATAGTTGTTGACGAGCACACTGGTGCTGGATCATGGACTGGTATGTTTCTGCATGTAAATGCTGACATAATATACCAGTTAGTAAACACCAGCGGCGCAAGTCAATACATGGGGTGGAACGGTGTTGTTACTAAGATGGCATAAAGAGGTTTTACTATGAACGCACACGAAAGTTTACCAGGATCTACTGGCAGAGTAGTGTATGAATCCATTTTAGCTGCTGACGCTACAACACTGGAGCTAAAACTCCCATCACTTTTAAATGAGACAGCTATGCAGCTGCTTATAGGGCTGCATTGGAACGCAGCAGCTAATGGATTACTTATACTTAACGGAGGAAGTAGTATACCTACAAATGTAAGAGTTGTTTCTGGATACGCTGGTGGCCCGTCAACTGCTGAATCATTATCTCCGTCTGGGTACATTGCCGGAGCAAGTGCGCTAAATGATTGTACTTTTACATCTATTGACTTAGCAGCTATTAACGGTAGATTACTTGGTATAGGCCAAACTGTAAGAACATACAGCACAGGGCATCTTTGGAATTTGTCGTTTTTTACTGCTGTCGCCTCCATAACATCTATAGGCGTGCAATCATCAGTCGCTACTGCTATTAAAGCTGGTAGCTTTATACGATTGGTACGGTAGCGTGTTATGTCTATAGAGCTAACTACAGGCTACATAGTATTTGATTCTGGTATTAGTGAGACAGGCAGGCACAGTTTATTACTAGAGACTGGCCAGCCTATAATACCATTATCTGACCCTAATGAACTTTTTATTGCAGGGGGTGGTGTATGTAACGGTAAGCTTGCACCTGATATGTTTTTGGTCCTTGGTGGTGGTGTAGTAGCTTCTACGTGTTTTTCTAACCTAAGTCAACTTGACATGTCCGGCGGGTGTGTAGGAGCCGGTATTTTCCTCGGTATGACTCTTGTTGCAGTATGTGGTAGTGTAGGTGGTGGACATCAGTTATGCACTAGCATAGTAACAGATGCAGGTACTATAATTCCTGTGCTGCTAATACGTGTAAGTCATACTATAACGCTGGAGAGAAATATATGAATATACTTGTGCATAAGGGTGAAGATTTAGCCGGTAGCTATACATTAGAGTTCAGTGGGGCTGTTGATTGGGCTGGCACTGCTGATCTATATAGCACGTATCCGGGCGGTGCAGTTATAGCTTCCAGCCAACTTACGTTCACTGGTACTGCACTCACATTTTCTTTTTCGGCATCTGAAGTATTGAATATAGCCAATGGGATTTACACACTTGTTGCGTCTATTACAAGTACGACGCTTAGTGCTTCACTATCGTCAATATCATACGTTACTATTGCTGCTATGTTAGGCAGTAATGCTGCACTTACCACCCTCACTATGACTATTCTTAAAGCTGATGGAACACCTGCAGGCAGAGAAACTAGAACTGTGCAAAATACTGTAGACGGGTCTATTATTCTACTAACGTACGAAGGCGTAAAAGTTACAGCCTTTTTACAAACAGCCGATGCACTATCAGGTAATATAGTAGGTATTGAATTAGTGACAACAACCACAAATGCTGCAGGGTATGCTGAACTACAAGTACTTAAAGGCTTGTCTGTCGTTGTGTCTTGTCCTTCTTTTGGCAAGACAGTCACTGTCGATACAACCGGACTTGATACTATTGACCTGAGTAGTTACTTCTAAGGAGATTTTATGCCATTACCAGGAATTGATCCAATCACTGACAGTGGTGGAACATACACAAAAGCGTTTGAAATTTTAAACTCTAAGTATATAACTGCAGGCAACTGGGCAACATGGGCAGCAGGACTGTTAGAGGCTGACATCGCTAAGATAACAGAGGGTCTAGAAAATGCTGAAATTAGCACAAGCATTGCTACTCTTCTTAGTCTCCTCGATACTGTTATATCGTATACTCCTGGAACTGTAGAATCATACGTAGCTCCGGCGGCCCCAAGCTATACGGCTTTACCGTCATACTCTGCGCCTACGCGCGACAGCCTTATGGCTATACCATCTGTTGGATCTGTAACACTACCGGCTGAGCCAACAGCTACAATGGTATTTACTAACAGTTCTTTCAGCGACACCCTTTTAACGGAGCTAAAAAATAAAATATTAGATAGCCTTGACACTTCCAGTACTGGCTTAGGCAGCGCAGAAGAGGCCTTGTTCACACGGGCTACTGAGCGTTTAGCTGAAGAACGAGCATTGGCGTATACTGAGCAAACGTCACAATTTACAGCTAGGAAATTCCCAATGCCGCCAGGAGCGTTTGACGCTAAGGTTACGGCGATAACAGCAGAAGGAAGTAGGCGACTTGCAGATGTTAACGCAGAAATAATGTCTGAGTCGGCTAAGCTAGCACTGGACTATAATAAACATGTTCAGACTACAGGCCTTCAACTTGTTGCTGCTATTGGTGAGTTTTTTAACAGCAAAGTACAAAGGGACTTTGAAGCAGCAAAGACTAATGTTACTCTTGCGCTGGATACGTATAAGGCACTACTTGACGGGGAAGTAGCTAAGATTGATCTAAGCAAAACTACTATTGATGCGGCTGTAGCTTATAACGATGGCATTGTTAAGGTTTACCTTGGTGATATCCAGGGACAAACTACACCTATGACAGCTATAGCACAAAGTAACGCAGCTGTTGCTCAAGCATACATGGCATCTGTGCAAGGTGCGGCAGAGAGTGTTAAGGCATCTGTCATACCTGAAGATTTAGCCTTGCGCGTTATGGATGCGCAGACTAGGGTACTAGCTACGAAAGGAGATATTACTTCAAAGGCAGCTGGACTTACTATCGAGGATGCAGCTAAGAGACTAACACTTGAAGTTGAAACTCTCAGGGGATTAGCACAGGCCTCCGCGCAGATTATTGCAAGTTCACTTAACGGTGTTAATGTAAACAGCTCGTTTAGTTGGAGTGGTAGTTCTTCATACAATGATACTACTAGCAACAACACAAATATCAATATAGATCAATAGGAGGAGATTATGTGGAGTAACAGTGAAATTAAGGATTTCCAAGCTGGCGCGAGAGAAGCAACACTGAAAAGAACTAAAGTTACAAAAGATTTAGATCTTAGAAATGCGTTAGAAGAACAGAAGCTGCGGAATTCTGGGAGTGTTGCTGTAGCTAACGTAGGAAAAGATACGAAAGCTATGGAACTTGAAGCTGAAAAAGACGTAAATGCAGCTAAGGCAAAATACTACGGCAGTGAAGGTGACAAAAATGCTACTGCTACTAGTGGCATGCAGCTTGATAATAGTGCTAAAAGTCAGCTAATGCCTGATGTAGTAGCTACTGGTAAGGCATCATTGCAGGCTGAAAGAAGTGCGTCATCTTTTGACAATTCTACTACACTAGGTAAAGCTATGGCGCTGCGGTATGATGTTAATCAGATGGATGGCACAGTAGGTTTGAGTGGGAAAATGAAAGATGATTATTACTCTAGGATGGGAGCTGGGCCTAGTCCAGTTCTAGCAACACCAAGTAATAGTCCCGCCGCACCAGTAGACCCGTTCGCCGTCACCAAAGGAAGTACGCCACTAAGCAAAAACCCAGACCGCCGAGCTGTCATTGGTCGAGTTAAAGAACAACTGCGTAAACCACAATGGCTGACTAAAGTTTCGTAGCCAGATCAAAATGTAAATAATTTACATTTCTGATGCAATCAACCGAAAGGATCTGACTCATGGGATTGTTCGAAGATATACTTGCAAAATCACACAGTAGTTACATGCAGCGAGAAAGAAAAAAGGACTCGGCGTTTGCTGCTAGTAGAAATAGTGGTCCAATTACTGATGAGTTGCGCGGTGTAAGTAAGGATACCAACCGCTCAGATAATGCTATTGACAGCATGCTTGGGAATCCAACATCTGTTGACAACGTAGCCGCGTCGTTGGCGCAAAGGTTTTCACCTACATTAGCTAAGCCGAAGTATGCTAAGTTTGGAAGTAAGATAGAAGCTGTGGATGCATCAATACCTGAAGGGCATCCTATGTCTGGTATTGGCACCAAAGTGCGAGATGCGTATGAAGCAAAACTGCGGGATGCGTATGGTACTGGAGCCAGCCAAGCAGAGTTACAAAGTGCGGCGCTGCGTGATGTGATTACTCCTGAGGTTGTAGAAAAAAGCTATGAGTATAAGGCAAAAGAAGATAGTAGTATTAAAAACTACTTTGGGTTGTTTGGAGAGAGTAAGGTAAAAGCTCTGCCAGGTTTTGAAGAATGGAAACAAGGCAAGAAAAGTGAAAAAGAAGCTGAAGTAACTGCAAACCATACGAATCATGATATGCTTAATTTTGGCCTTGTCGCAGGACTTGATGCGGCTGTCACAGTTGGTGGCGCAGCCCTGGCAGGAACAGCTGCAGCGTTGAGTGCTCCGGTGGTTGTAGGCGGGGCTCTTATTGCTGGCGCTCTTGCAATCCCAGCTGGTAGAGTAGCCGGATACATGTCTGAGAAGTTTAGTAAAAGTGACTTTGGTACTTTCCACGAAGATGACGCGCAGGGGAAAATAGTAGGAGCCACTGTTGGCGCAGCTGCGCTGGCTGCCGGAGGTAAGGGGAAGGTAGTACGTAGCGCACTCGGAGCTACCGGTGCAGCACTTGGCGCGCTAGACCCAGCACTTGGCATAGACTTGTTAGGTTGGACTGGCGCTGAAGCAGCCTTGCGGCATGGCGGTGAAGCTGCGCTGTCAAAACTAATAAGAGCCGGTAAAATAAACGAGTCATCATTTGAAGCACTCAGGTCTAATGGTAGTGCTGCTAAGGTTATTGATAAGTTCCAGGCAGAAAAGGCTAGTAAGGTTGCAGCCGAGGCTGTAACTGCTGATGGTGTTAGAAAAGCGGCTGAAAAAGCACTATACGAAGCGGAGTTTGCACGACTTGAAAAAGGTGATAGGTTAAGTACTGTACTGCAGAAACGTATGTATAACTTGAACCATGCGGATGATGCAGTGAAAAAAGACCCATCAATTGCTGGTGATGTAACAGGAGATGCAATTGAACTGGCTGATGAGCTGCAGCTTGCTCGGCGCCTTGCTACTCCCGGCGGGCCCAATGCAGTTACACGTAATGAACTTGCTGCGCCGGTTGTGAAGAGTAAGAGTAAGAGTAAAGGCAAGGGCAAGGGTGCTGTAGTTGTCTCAGCAGTAGATGAAATTGAAAAGGCTCATTTTAATTCGTTCCTAGACGAAATGAAAAGTCATAACAGTAGCGAGTGGGTAGCATCTGTGGATAGGATGCTGCAAGGGCAAAAAGAACGTGATGTATTTACAAAGCTGTACAATGTTGCTGAAAAACCAACCAGCCTCAGTGATGGGTTGAGTTCATTAAGCTGGGATGGTCTAAACAAAGTTATTGGCGATGGCGCTGAGGCTGGATGGAAGACACTCAGCATTGGCGAAAGAGTGCAGATTGTTAGTGACGTCGAGAATGCTGCACATGCGGCGCAGGTAAGAAGTTTGGGCACTGTGCCAGGTGCTAGTAGGTTAGAGGAAATTAAAAAACCGCTTAAGAAAGCATTAGCTGACGGTCTTAAGGATACGCCAGAGGCACTGGCTGGTAGACTGCAGGCAGTTATCGAAGGGCCAAAAAGTCCGTATGCTAAGGCCGGGAATGTAGACCTGCAGACGCTCCAAGTTGACCTAGCTGATTTTGGATTTGACTCTGTGCAGCAGTTAGCCTTTGCAGCTACTAGAGAAGGAACTGTTAAGGCACCTAAGAAATTAGCTGCGTTTGAAGAAGCAGTAACAGCGCTTAGGAATGGCAGTGGAAGTAATTTGGTAAAGCTTGGATTTTCAGGAATTGTAGGAAGTACAATAGCTGACAGTGTGTTAAATGCAGAGTACCTACCGCAAATTGAAATAGCTGATGGAACTGTTGCAGCTGAGGCAAACAAGCAAAATGTGTACATAGAAACACCTGAAAATGAGCACAAAGTTGGAACACAGCTAGGTGATGCTGCTCTTAGTTTTGCTGAGGTTGTCGGCAAAAAACTAGACCCGCTTGTTTCACTTCTTGGTCCGGCTGAAGCAGAAGCAGGCGGTTTTGACGCAGCTGCTAAGCTGGTAGGAAACCTTAAAATATCACAGGCAGCAGCCATTGTTGCAAAAGACGCTGGTGATGGCGTGACAGCTATGAAGTATGCCTACGATGCTGGGTTAGTGTTCCAAGACTTACCGAAGGGCGCACTAAGCGCAAGGGGTGTACGTACAGGTTTTATAGACACCGCGCCTAAGGGTGAAGCAGAAATGCAACAAGTGATTAGGCGGTTAACTAATGCTGTACCTGGGCAATCTTTTACTACGCCGTATTTTAACAGCCAGACGCTACTTAAAACAGCTAATGATGGTGACAGATTTCTTGGAAATCCAGCTATCCAACTTGCACATGGGCAAAGTGCTGTGTCACATAATTCCAGGCAGTCATTTGAAATCCTTGACAATATCTACAAGGTTAACGGAATTAAGTTGATTAAGGAGCACAGTAAAACTATTGAAGAAACAATGCTGCCAGTGCAAAAAGCGTTTGACGGTGTAGCTACTGAGTTAAGGGCGCAAGAAGCTGCAGCTGTGCAACTGCGAAAGACACTGGCGTATCTGGAGGATGAAGCAAGTAAGGGAGCAGAGTTTGCAGCTAATATGGCGCCTATTATAAGTAGTAAGAAGTTAGCTCTAGCTGAGATAGATGAAGCCATTAAGACATTAAAGCCATCATTTGATGACGCTACAAAAGAAGTTGAAATTGCACATAGGTCACTGGCAAGTAGGTTCCCAGAAGCTAGGTTGTCATTAGCTATTGAGGATACTGCCGATCTGGCTGAGAGACCATGGCTGAAGGATATGTTGTCCCCAGGTGAAAAGCGAGCAGTGTTGCAGATTCAAGATCTTATGACGGAGTATAAGGAGAGAATAACTTCTGTTATGGGCAAAGACGCAGTGTTGTCACGCGGGTACATTAAGCACTCACGTGCTATCCTGCCAGAACAAGTTGAACGACTTAGTTCTTTGGAAGCTAAACTTAACAGACTTGGGCTTAACGGTAAAGATATTTTAGCCCTCACAAAACTGCATGAAAGAACTCGTTTCAGCCAACAAATGATTCCTGACGTTGGAAGGAATATGGCAGACTATGTGCCTGACGTAGAAACTAGGTTAATGAACGCTGATTTCTGGAACAAATGGAAGCCGTTTAAGGATAGTACTACTGTTAAAGAGTCGCCAGCCCTTAGTGGGATGTTTGATAGAATAGCTGCTAGTGCTAAACCACCAGAAGATACCATGCTCCGCAGGTTGTCTACTAATTATGCAAAAGTTGAGACTGTGAGATTACTGGCTGGTTTGGCATCAGCACCAGCGAAACACCTTTTTAAAGTTCTTGGTGATGTAAGCCAGCTAGGTTTGCTAAACACTACTGTTGTTATGAAAGACGCTGGTGCTATGGCCATGCGTAACTTTGTACGCATCCAGGGAGATAAGTTGTATAAGGCAGGATTTTTGGACAAGAAAGTCAGTGATACTCTTTTCACAAAAACTAAGAGTGTTGACTCCTTTGTGGCGGCGGTGATAAACCAGCGTGGGATGATTGACTACCTGAGTGATATTGAAAAGACTTACGGCGTTGGACATCGAAGTGCTATTGACAAAATATTAGATCCATTAACAGACATCGCTGGCGTTGGTATTAAAGTTATTGAGACATTCGACAGAACAGTGTCGGTGTTGGCTGCAGCTAGAATGGCTCAAAAGCCAGGGCTAACTGGGCAACAATCTATGTACGGTATTTATGATACTATTTTAAAGAATAACTTTTTGTCTGGCCAGTTGAATAGCGCATGGGCTAAGGATCCTAACGTACGAGCACTCTTTTTGTTCCAGAATACGCCGTTTAAGATTTGGGAAAGAAGAATAAGTAATGCTGTAATAGCAGGCGGGGATTTGAAAACTGCTATGGGTGTGATAAAAGCGCAAGAGTTACCGGCCGCGCTAGCTGAGTTACAGGGCATGCGAAAGTGGGCAGCACAAGCGGCACAGGCGTTTAAGTCTGGCATGCTGCAAGATGCACTGAAAAGTAGTAAAGATGTTTTTGGAAATAGCGTCACTGGGCAGTTTGTACGTGAAGCACTGGGTGCAGGTGTAGTTCTTAGTGGCGGCTCGGCGTTAGGAGTTAATCTTCATGGCCACATGCTGCATACGCCGTTTGTAAGTACTGGGTATAGCGGCTCACCAGAAGTTAGCATGTCTCCAGTAACTAAAGCAGCAGTGTATGCTAGTACAGGTAAGAAACCGGCTGGGTTTGACGACTGGGATAGCGACGATGATCATAGTGTAGTTGTTGACTTCTTCAGACATTGGTACGGTACAGCTGGATTTTCACTCATGGCCAGTAAGTTTGGCCGAATATCTAACGATGATATACCGGAGCAGTATAAGGATAGTAAATTTAAGTTCTTGTTTGCTATGCCAGCTGTGGAAGAGTAACAGGTATGGGTTTGGTGTGTGGTTGGCGGTGTAGGGCGCGCGGTAACGTGGTGATTCTACCCGTCCCACGTGGGCGTGGCGGGGTTTTTATTTCACCCTAGGCATAATGGTATTACCCCAAACGCAAAACGCCGTTAGATTTGGCCTATTGAGATAACAAAAAGAAAAGGGACTTAGGTGTAATGCCTGAGTCCCTTTTTGTCGCAGATCAAAATGTAGATTATTTACATTTCTGGCTACCGTTGTTTTATATTCTTGGTCGTTAGTGCTGTTGGTATCTTATCACCTGGCTCGTCGACTACTTTGATAGTGCCGAGGAACTTAGATATGAACATGGATGTATCACTGGCGCATGCGGGGCACACTCGGTAAAGCGCCGTGTCGTAGATTTCATCGCAGTTTGCGCAGATTGCAGCGGTTATGATTTTCATTTGTCTGCCCTTTCTTGTAACTGTGCGCGTAGAATAAAGAGGTAGTTTAGGGCATCACCTAGCTTTTCTTCCCACATTGACAGTGGATGGCATATGCCTATTGAAAGCTCGTCGATCATGTCGTTTATGCTGACGAGGTGTTTAACTGCCATGCCCCAGAGAGCAGACTCTGGAGTATCTCCGCGCAGACCTGCAGCCTTTTTGAAGTTAGAAAGTCTGTCATCGTCGGCGTATTCTATTCCTTTTGCCACTAGAACTTTTTTACACAACTCCATTCTGTTATTTACGCAGTTGTCAAAATCTTCTTGTCTCATTCGTCTTCTCCTTTGTAGTAGTACCATATGCCTGATTGGCCCTCAGGGCCTTTAAAGCGGCGTTCGAATAATCCTGTTTTAGTTGCTGTAGCTATGACGTTTTCGAATTTAGAACTGTCGATGTCACGCCAGACCATCTGCATTACTTGCTTTTCTGATATTACTTTATACCGTCTTATGATTGCCATTACAGAATCTACTTCTGTGGCTATGTCTGATTTACCAACCGCAGTGAATGTTCTTCCCATAGCAAGCTCTGCTTCTTCTACTATATCAAGTGCCCGTTCAAAATACTTCCACTCTAGCGTCATGTTGTTTGACTCGGTTGCTGAAAGGGCTTGAGCTATTTTTTGAAGAAACATAGGCTTTCTACTATACCAGCCATTGAAGGCCGGGTCAGAACATATTCTACCCGTAGACGTTTCGTCGTACCCTTCGTACCATTGAACCCAGTTTTCTTTACACTCTGACGAGAATTGAAAGTTTCCAGCCATCCTGGATATTATAGTAAGGTCATGGATTAAATGGCTACGGAGTTGCTTTATCTCCGGTGTTATTGTAGGAATAGCTACCTTTTTTGTCTTGCAACTGGACCATATAAAAAGTATACGACTTGTAAGGCCGCCGCCTATAGCACTGGGTGGCAGGCATGATGCAAGACTTTCTGGTGTCGTAGCACCTAGGAGGTTAAGATAAACACTAGGTACTGTGTTAGAGCCACTGTTTTTTGTTCTGTACTTGAATGGTATTTCCTGGCTGTCGTAAAGGTCAGTGAGAAGGACAAGCATTTTAGTGTTTTCGCCTTTCTGCCCAAGAAACGATTCAAATTCCTTTGAAATTATGTTTAACGAAGCGTGTCGGAACATGGCATTGTCTGGCATTAAATCATCTACGGCCCCGCCTTCAAGGTCTTGTAGTAAGGCTTCTTTAGTGATTGTGTCTGATGATACCACTATATTTGGCACCTCGTTCAGGAGGTCAACCCCGTACGAAATACTCTGGCTTTTACGGCTAACGCCAGGTTCTGCTACAAGTACGATGTAAAGGTTAGGAAATATTTTTATTCTGCCGAGAGACAACCAAACCTTTTTGCGAAGTACACCAGCTAGGAGAGATAGCCCAACCCACTTGTGGAAGATTGGAGCTGATTCTGTTTCTCTAGTGTACTCGCAGTATGCGTCAAGCCAGTTATGTAGTTTTCGCATCTGCTACTCCTCTAGATCTCCCCATGTTTTACCCACCTTGAAGTCTACGTCAATCTTAAATGATTCACGGTTGCAGGTTAGTGGTATTAACATACACTCTAAGAGTGCGGCCTTAGCGTAGTCTACGTTACTTTCCTCAACTGTTACGTAGATGGCATCGTGCAATTGAAGGGCTATGTTTAGCTTTTCTCCGTACAAGTGGTATAGTTTAACTAACGCTGCGTTGAGTAAGTCACCTACTGTTGACTGCGGTACGAATGAGTATGCACTGCGGAATAAGCCATCTCCCCAACGGTCAATAAATCTATGCTTACGACCCAGGAGGTTAGTAAGGGTGCGTGTACGTCTTAGCTCGTTTTGAATTTGCGCTTGCCATATTTGTAACTGTGGGCAACTGTTATGAAAGCGGTCTAGTAGTTTCTTAGCTTCTTTTGTACTGCAGTTTAGTTTTGTGGCAAGGACTCCCGGGCCGGCGGAGTAGTTAACGGCATGACGTATTGTCTTTCCTACCCGCCGCATATCAGCTGTTACTGTTTCCACAGGTGTTCCGAACATCATAGCTGCTGTTATTTTATGTACATCAAGGTGTCGGGCTTTGCACTCCTCGTCGGATAGGCCAAAAGAGTCTTGGAAAAGTTTCTTAAGTCTGGTGTCGCCAATGAGGTATGAAACAACTACTGCCTCGGCCTGTTTGTAATCAGCCTGTACGAATACATGACCAGGCGGAGGAACATACATCTTTCTAGCTTCTTTTGGTACGTTTTGTAAGTTGCCGCTACCATACGGTAGTATGATGGAACTAGAAGAACTCCAACGACCAAATGATTTATACTCGCCTTCGTCGTCTACTGTTAGACCTTTTGTCTCGCGTAGCATTGTTGCACCAGTTACGTTGTAGCAAGTATGAACGCGGTTGCTAGGACTTGTGCATACGTCAACAAAGGTTAGGAGTTTCGTTATCTTTTTGGCCTTCATTATAAGTTCTAATACTGGGTTGTTACTGACACGTGATAGCTTTACCAGGGCTTCCTCGTTAGTGGTTATTTTACGTTCTTCAGTTACGCTCTTTCTACGTTTGTACTGCACAGGTAATGACATGTCTACGTAAAGGAGGTCTTGCATTTGTTTAGGACTGGAAATATTTACATTTTTACCTACGGCTTTGTTGATATTTGCTTGAAGTGTGACAAGCTCAGTTGTGTTTGTTTCAATAATCTTTTGTTGCTTTTCTTTATCTATGAGGATGCCATTTAGTTGGAGCATATTAGCTACTTCGATTTGATCCATTTCAAAGTCATGTGTTTGCCTAACACCAAGGAAATCCATTTCCTTTTCAAGAACCTCCCAGATGCCGTAAGTGTTAGCTGCGTCGCCGGCATTGTACAGCATTGGGTTGTCATTAGCAGTATGTTTCCACGGTGCTACGTTAAGGCATACGGAACCGAGAAAGCTGAGTGAACGCGGGCATTCTGGCCAGCATGCATGAGCTGCTATCATGGTGTCATACTTGTAACCATGACAAAAGATACCTGTATTTTCCATAAGCACAGCGGAGTCATATGCTCCGTTTTGCATGATAGTACCTTTTTGCGAAAGAACTTCTTGGAGCTTCATCCACATAGCGGCTTCTTCACCTGATGAGTAGTTGGCTTTTCTATTGGTCAGGACGGCGAAAGACACTGCGTGGTTTGGACTATCAGCTATGCCTAGTAGATCAATGTGACTGCCTGGGCTTGTTGTCTCTACGTCGAAAGCTATTTTACCTCTGTGTTCATGAAGCAGGAAATTTAAATACTCCATGAACTGGGGTAGTTTAAAGTCAATGTCTAAAGTTCTATTGTCTGGTGGTAGTCCAGAGTAATTGCTGTTTTTAATAGCTTTTCGTACATCCATAACAAACTGGAAGGCCTGTTTCCACTCATGGATTATACCACTTGGGTGATGCGTAGGTATTACTTTTACACCTGGAACTAGGGTACATGGGCAGATGTAACCTCTATACGATGCTATGCCTATGTTACCAGTTAAAACATACATAGGAACGTGGCCGAGAGCTATGATTATGTTAGGTTTGTAGAATTGTATGTCTTGCTGTAACTTTGCAATATACATCTGCATTTTTAACGTAGGCTTTGTACACTTCGGGTCTTCGAAGTAGAAAGCTATCTTACCGCCCGGCGGTTTATCCTTAGCTACCATTGTTAAAAGACATTCATGTCTAGATATACCGGCTTCACTAAGAAGCTGATCTAGTAATCTGCCAGATGCGCCTGAAAAATTTCGGCCTGTGTTCTCGTCCTCTTGACTTACACAGTCTCCGACAATCAGAATTTTTGCGCCTGCAGGTCCTTCAATCATAACTGGCATTGTTTAATCCCTCTTGTGCTCTTTCTCGTACTGGGTCATACGGTTAAGTGCTGTTGCATATGACTCAGTAAGTATGTCACAGCCGATAGATCTTAGTTTCATTCTTGTTGCACTCTCTATGAATGCACCACTGCCCATGAATGGGTCATAGACTAATTGACCGGGGAGTGAGATGCGTTCAAGAAGCATTTCGCCAAGACGTACTGGCTTTTCTGTCGGATGGGTTTTATCCTTGACAATATCACACTCAACCCAGTCAGCGCGTCCCTCTTGTATGAATCTGCTATCAGCTTTTCTACAATACAGTGCCATTTCGTAGCACGAACTTGGCCATGCGTGCGGAGCGTTGCATTGTCCTGTTGTTCTTTTAATCCATACAATTGGTTTAGGGTAGCACAACCAGCCAGAGGCAGCAAAAATCTGACGCACTGCCCAGAAGAACTCTGGCCCTAGAAAAACGAAGCCGTGTGCATTGTTTGCTGTGAAACGAAAAGATTCCTTTGCAAGAGTTTCGTACAGTGGTAAGGCAGTCTGCAAGGAATCGTCGAAAGTAAATCCTGATATGTTGTATCCACCAGTGGTTCCTCCAGCGCTTCCTGCGGTTTTGTCAATATCTATACCGTATGGCGGGTCAGTTAGTAGTATATCTACACTGTTATCTGGCAACGTCCGCATGTGCGCAGTTGCGTCTGCTTGGTAAACACTCCACAGTGTAGTCATAGCATCTGTTTTTTGTTTATTCTCAGCTACTGTTGCAATAACAGATGTCAAGCGGTCTAGCCCTTTAGCCGCTTTGTCAATTTCACTTTTCTTCTTTGCGTTTGCAAGTTCAGGAAAACGTGCCACCATATCAGCTAAGTTCATGTCTCTAATAATAGTGGCGTGGGTTTTTCCAAGTAGGGCTGCTGTATTCTTAAGTGTCCAACCGCCTTCTTTACCACTGGTAGACGCGCCGTACTGCTTTTGTTTTAACTCGTGGATTTCTTTAACGGCAGATACTTCTTCGGCCGGTGTAAAGGCTTTCCGCTTCAAATTTTCTTCTAGCTCCAGCGTACGAAGAGTTAATGGCTCTACTTCGTCAGTGTAAATGGCTTTAACCTTAATGCTGCCCATAAGGCAAGCTGCAAGGCGTCTTCCACCACAGACAAGTTGGTTATCTCTCGTTATGAGTATTGGCTGAATTTGGCCATTGTCCAGGATGGACTGAAGTAACTCTTTGACGTCGCCCATTTCCTGGCGAAAGCGTTTTTGGCTATCTGAGAGTTTTACTTCCATAGGGTTTATTTCGTGCAGATACTCTTTTGGTACATTCGAGATGTCAGTTACTAGATGTTCTTGGCTCATCTGTCAGTTCTCCTGTGGTTGGTGAGAAGTATTGAATTGAAAAGCCTACGACTTGAGCTAGTTCTAGTGCCATAGCAATTTCAGCTTGTACGCCATTTGACTCTTGCCAGCCGGCCGTAGTAAGTACTATTAGCCCATTACAGTTTTGAAGATGCTCAAGATCGTTTTTAAGATACGTACTGTATGGGATGTCAAAGTACTGCTCGGCTATAACATGCCAGTGGACTATGGGGCTATAAACAGGGATTCCTTTTTTCAGCAAAAGGGCACAAGTCGCTATAGCTATTTGGTATCTAGCTTCTTCGATGCGCGGGTCGTCAGATGTGTATGGTGACGCAAGATAGTAGAGCATAAATTTCTTTTCCTTTCTTTAAACAAGACCTAGTTTTTGTAACATAGCAAGTTGCTCTAACGACACCGTTACTTTTTTATTTCTTTCCGTTTTCGCTGTTGTTTTTTCCTTCTTCTGTCTGGCTTTTTTAACATACATGTTAGGTTTTATCATATCTAACTCTCGGCGTGCATTATACTCCGATATGAATACAACACAGGTTTGGTAGTCAGATGGTAACCTCGGGCGTATGGTGGATAAAGTTGCCATTGGTTTTCCTTCCAGTTGAAAATGTAAATAATTTACATTTCTGAACAAAAAAGGGAGAACCCTGTGGTAGAGTTCTCCCAGGTACGGGTTGTATGACAGAAAGTTTTAGTTTACTTTAGACATCCTGGATACTTCATTTTTCAGTGTGCCTTGATATTCACTAACGGTGACTGCTGCCAGCACGTCGATGCCAATCCACTCGGCATTATCAATAGCTTCTTGTATTACGGTAGGAGTATTCATGTTAATACCCATAGATTTTGCAAACTTGGCAAGCTGGTTTACCTTGGACTGAAACTTAGTAGTACGACCTGTGGAGGTTAGTTCAGTTTCATCGCCTGGGCGTGGCAGCCAGTTACGGAAAAATAGCGTTGCGCCTTCGACTTCAGTTTCACCGTCAGACATTACAGCGCCATTACCTTGGAGAACAATCTTCCACACGATAGCGCATTTTTCAGTGTCAAGTGATACGCCAGTGACTGAGGCATAGTAGTTACCTTGGGGGACAAGTGGATCTTCGTGGAAATCGTTTTCGAGGTTGAATGAGGTGTTAAGGTTATTTTCTGACATGGTGATTCTCCTTTGGGTTGTTTTTTTGTCTTGTTTTGTTTTGTTGTGGATGGTAGTAGTTACTCTTCATCGTCTTCTTTTTCTTCGTAGTCCTCGCATAGTCCTCGCATAGTGAATCGCAACCAATAGATATTACAGAGCAAGTGCAAACTTTGTTTTCGTTGTACCAACAGTCTGAAGTGTTGCAAATAACTTTTGTCGCCATTTACTTATTCTCCTTTCCGGCCTTTTCTATGGCCTTGATAAGTTCAGCGTAGTCGTTAGGTATTTCAGCAGCTAAAATACTTTTCTCTCCGGAAATACGACTACGAGCTTTGTAGTGACCTTTTGACACTGTTTGTAGCATAAAGGCTGGTTTTCCATCTTTCATCCTGTTGAAGGCGTAGTACACCTCGTCGAAGTATCCAGGAATTTTCATTGAAAGAGCACCTGGGAGTAATGGCTGTGTTCCTATGACTGCGCCAGTCTCTTCATCCTTTATAATCTGCAGGTGTGCTATTACCACGATGTTGCAGTCAAGTTGCATGATTTGTCTGAGTTTGCCTTCAACAAGGTTTTTAACAATGCCGTAGTGAACGTTCCACAGTGGGCCGTTTGTAGTACTGCGCTTTGGATCAAGTTGTAATGCTCGTTCCATAGCTAGGTCAGCCATCGTAGAAGTACTATCGATTACTATCGTTTTGTATTTTCCATCCGCTACTGCCTTTTTTACTTCTAAAAAATCTTTATCGAATTCAAGCCAGCCTTTTGGGTCAATACTATAACTGGTGTAGTCAAAGTCTTTTCCACGGTATGAGAGTATTCCTTTGTCAAAGTCAAAAATAAAGGCTGGTGTTGGGAACGTACTGGCGAATATACTTTTACCAGTGCCGTAGTCACCTACGACAAGGATTTTAAATACCTTGTCATTTACGTGGACGTCCTTTGCACTCATGATAGCCATCTTGCAGCCTCCTCATCTGTTACTATTTCAAGTTCAACTAAGCGTATGTCCTCTTCTGAGGTATACCGTTCACCTGAGTATTGACGGTCAAGTGGTATTGCTTCTTTCAACTTGGTTGCGATGTCCACTGCTGTGTCGAGTGGCAGTAGAAGGTGTTTTATGTTTCCTATGTTTAGGACCGCTTTCATAGTATCACCTCACTATCCTTACCTGGGTTCCATTCTACGTCATCTATGTAGTAGGAAGAAGTAAGATAAAGGTCGTCAAAATTACTCTGTTGTTCGCAAAGTTGTAAGTATTGACAAGGCCCGAACTGGAAACAGTTATCGTGATTCATTGGGTAGCTGCTGGTTTCTTTTGCCGTAGCCATTTCATTTGCTACGTCTATGAATGAGGCTCTCCACTGAGCTAAGTCATTATCACTGAATATCTGCGGGTTCCGTCTGAAGTCAATCTTCGGTTCGCCGTAGTTACCACTGGTTTTTGATTTGTATGCACTGAGGTGATGTATTGTCACCAGTGCACCTTCTATCACGCTTTCATCGCCAGTGTATATTTTAGACCCTGCGTATGTGTAACCCATTACCTGCGCGCTGCGATGTAATCGTTCTACCTGGGTTGATAATGGTTGCCCAGTTGTCTTATGCTCCATTATCCAGCGACGGCCATTAAGTTCTGCTACAAGGTCAATCTTTCCAGTGAAGTAAAACGGTTTAAATATGACATCGTTCTGTTCTGGCCGCATTAGTATTTTAAACTCTTGCTCGCTTTGAATTACTGTAAGCATGTGCTCGTCAGAGCTGAAATGTGACACATACTGAAGTAACGATTTTATACAGTTTTCAAGTGTTCTGTAATCATGGTAGTAAGAACCCCGCGCTGTTTCTTCGTCCCATGTTTTGTGCATAGCCATAATAGCGCGTTGGATAGCTGAGCCGTCACGAGTCCAACCTTTTTCCTGTATATCTTTGTAAAATTCCTCAAGACCGCTGTGCCATGTTTGGCCATACCGAAGTGCGGTGGAGTTAGACGTTGGCTTGATTCGTTTTTCATAGAGAAGGAAGTATTTTCTTTTACAGGTTTTCCAGCAAGAACGCTTTGAGTTGTCCAGGCATAGGTGCGAAGCTGGTTCACTGCAAGGCGGAGTGTTATGGCTGGGGCTGGGGACACGGCTGTGGTTAGAGATAGAATCTTGGTAGGACATTTTGATACTCCTTTGGGCGTATGGCCAGTTAGTAAAGTGCCTGTCTCTCCAGGCTGTCACGTCTTGTTACGCTGTTGGCTATAACGGCCTACTTGTTCCCGGCGTTCGGAAGTCCTTGCAGTGGACTAAAACTTCATGCCGAGGCTAGCAAGAAGTGCCTGTGCCTGAGCACGTTCGGCTTCAGACAGATTGGCCAGGTTAGCCTTGATGTCGGACATGGATACCTTAGCTGCGGCAGGTGCACGAGTAGTCCAGTCACCGTTGGTAAGACCTTCCCAGACTTTACTGATGGCGTCAACTGCTTCTTGGCCTTCTTTACCAGCAGCTGCGTCACCCAACTTATGCCCTGCGCCGAAAGGAATCAGCTTTTCTTGGATTTCGTCAGGCAGTGTGGATACGTCAAAAGTAAGGGTGTCGTATCCTGCTACTGTGATTGAAATCACATTACCTTCGATGCCTTTTGCCAGTTTCTTTGACCGCTTAGGTGCTTCGATTGCTACGGTTGCTACGTTTTCTTCTGACATGGTGATTCTCCTTGTGTGGTGTAGTAGGAAAGTAGCATAGCTACTGCCTCTTTGAGTAGGTCGCCCTGGGATTTACCCAGAGAAACAGAAAGATGTTTCAACTGCTTGTGGAGTTCTTCGTCAATATGTACTTGGATGTGCGGCATAAGTCAGTATCGCATATTGCTGCGCCTCCCTTCTGGTTAATGGTTTCATTGAATGTTATGTTTCATTAAACCATGTTTAAGACCAGTTGTCAATATTTATTTTAACATCTGCAATTTTTCTTTAAACAATGGTATTTTTTCAATCTTACCGCAGATTTTACATATATTCACAAGATAGTTGTCTTTTGATATTTCTTGGTACATAGCCTTGCCGCAGCAATAACGATCAATCATTACTTTTCTCCTTTTACTGTATCAATTCGCCTTCTAAGATAATGTGGCGTTTGCCTGGCAAGTTTTTCAATGGGCTTTCGTCTTAGGTAATTTGAGCAGTTTCTGCAGCAGCACTGTCTTTTTTCCCAGACTTTGGTTGATACACCTTTTCCTCTTGCGAAGATTTTCCCACAGATGGCGCAGGTTTTTTCTGCGTTGTTGTTAACTAGCTTAAAGGCCATTCTCTGCCTCCTTGTATTCTAGTGCATCAATGGCATCGGCAATCTTTTCACTGGCAAGATAGTAACCAGCTGAGTGGTATTCTTGGTTAAATATCTGAATAGCTATCTCCATACACTCTCTCTTTGCTTGATCCCACCCTTCGCGGCGTGCTTGCTGAACAGCTTCATATTCATTTACTGACAGATCCATGCCACACTTACTGCACACATAGTCATGCCAATCTTTGTGCGCCTTCACCCACTCATGGTGACAACTCATCTTGTGCCTCCAGTTCTTGTACTCTTAGATAAAGCTCATTGCCCCAATCACGCAGCTCACTGTTAGCACTACGCACTTTCTCTAATGCCTTTATAGCATTATCTACTTCTGTGCCATTATAATCACATTTGCTGCTATCCAGAACGTGAATAGCCTCATCTATCCAAGGGCATGTATTACCTACAGGTGAATTATCAGCACGTCTCGCCATCAATTCACCTCCAGTTCTTTCAGCAGGGCTTTGGCTGTTTTCACAGCACAACTTGCTAGGGCTTCCGGCGAACTTTGTGGAAACCAATTACTAGCATGATGTGCCAGTATTCCCTGTATAGCCGCACCAGCAAAGGTATTCAGCCAGAAGTTACTATCCAGATTAAAGTGCTGGTGGTTGTGTACCTCTGGCTGTAGGCAAGCTGCATGTGCTGACAAGAAAGCATCTCTGTGTGAAGAGACATTCTCATTTATTTCGATATAAGCTCCACATTTACAAGTGAGTTTCATCCCTTTATCCTTTTCAGTGCGGTGCGGCAATAGCACCATTATCAACAGCTACAGTCCGTGTGATATTCTGCTTTCGGTCAGTTAACTTATCCAGAATGAGATTGCCAACTTGCGCTAGTGCCTGAAACAAAACTACATTTTCGTATTGGTCGGGATATTCTGTTGCGTTCCCAACATAGGATTTGGCGCAAATTTCACAAATATATTCCTCTTTTCGTGGGCGTCCTCGCTCAAATTTGTCTAGTGGTACATCACATCCACAACTTGCACATTCTACCTCGTAACCTTCTTGGCTTTCTCTGTACTCAAAATTACTCATCCCTCATACCTCCAGTTTGAATTTGGCTTTGATCATAGTAGACACCTCTCTAGCAAACATCTTAGGAGGTGCTTGGTCATGCAAGAATGAACCACCCATAATCCTCGCACATATTTCCCTCGCCGCCTCTTGACGAATCTTGTCTTTAATGCTTTCACCTGTGGTAAGGTCTTTATCCATAGCTCGCCAAAAACTTAGTTCTGCCCTCTCCTCGGCAAGCAAGGCTTGACTTGCGTCTAGCTGATGTTCTAACTCTTCAATCCTGACATAATCAGAAGTGTGGTGTTCTTTAAAATGATGTTCGTATAACTCCTCGTACATTTGTGTTTTATCTTCCAGCTCCCCTTGAGCCTGTCGATAATAGCTTCAGCGCAATCAATGCACCGTTCCTTGTTATCCCCACAAAAACAATAGTCCCCCATCTCACACCTCCAATTCGTAATATAACCAGGACGCTGGAAGCCGCCCAAAAGACGGCGGTTCAGCGCCAAGGCCGTTATATTTCTAATGCTACTTTGGCGATTAACTTGATACGGTCTGCAATCTCGTAGATGTGCGCCGGTTCAAGCGGTTGTTTTGCTATTGCAGACAGTGCGACTTTGTATTTGTACATTTCACATAGAGTTTCTTTTAGCTTCTCACATGCTTGTTTCTGCGTAAAACCTTTACAGTCTGTAGGCGATAAGTGGCAATTTTCGCATGGCTCCAGTTCAACAAATGGCCGTACATCGTCCCACCGGCAATATTCGCCATCTTCATCATCCCTGTCCATTACAGGTTCACACCTGTCAAGGTGGTATCGTGGGATTGGTTGTGGTTGTTCCTCTGCTGAATTGCTTCCAAAATATCCGCCTGATTCGATGCTCACTTTTTGCCTCCTCTATTTGGTAATCACTGATTGCGCTATCAAGTTTTATCCTCAAATCGATTGCCGCCTTTAAATTCAAATAGCTGAATTTTCCGTTAATGTTTATGGTCACTGGAAAGGTCTTTTCGTTTATGTTTTGCACAACTATGATCGACATTCACCCCTCCTACGAAATATAACCATCGGGTGCAAAGCGTTTCGCTTCGCTCCCGTTTGACCCTCAAGCCGTTATGCGTCAGCCGCAATTTTGTGAGCTATGTGCTGCAACTCAACATGATCCATCGAATGAATTTTGGAGACACATGCTGTGCCGTCAAGATACCGGAAAATGCAGTATCGTTCCTCGTCAGTCAGGATTGGAATGTCCTTTGCTACATACAAGGCATTGCCGCAATAAGCCTCTCCGAGTGCTGTAGCAATCAACTCCCTTGCTATCTGTTTATTGTCGTATGCCATTTTCTTCTCCGATCCGCTCAAACGCCTCGGTTGCGATGGTGAGCTTGGCTTTGCCTTCTTTCCATAGCCGTATGAAATCTCTGCCGTGGCACCGATCATGTTTATTTGCATCATCATCATTTTCGCTTGAGTCATTTTTATATGACATAGCCGCCTCCGCACACTTCTCACGCATGGCAGTGGCACCGGCATTGGATGCCATCTTTAGATCAGTCAGATATGGCAGACTTTTATAGCGTGGGGTGTCGTCTATTACATTGTTCCCATAGGTTTCTTTTGCCCATTTTTCAAACTCTTCGTTCATTTATTCCTCCATGAATCTATACATGAAAGTGGAACCAACAGTATTAGCCACCACATAGCCCAAAAGTGTTCCTTAAAAAGCCACGTCAGCAATTCGTTCATACGGATTACTGTCCAACTTTGCGGGTTAGGGGCCACAACAAAATAGCTTGTGCTTGAAGTCTTTTAATTTCTTGTTCGAGGCTTTCTACTTCTGCTAGTAAAGTATCAATGATCTCTCCGTTTAGTGCATCATGACACTCAAGACGCCATTTCTTAATACTTTCAACATTCATATTGTTTCCTCCATAACATCTCTGTCAATGTATACATAACCGTCCGGGAAGAATCTCATTTTAGTTTCATCCCAACAATTTTCTGAGTATTCAAAAGAAAACTTACGTCCGAATAATTCAAAAGCTCTTTCTCTTCCGCCAAAGTCGAGAACCGCTACAACATCCTTGTGTAAAACCTTGTTCCCTATTTTATGAACATGGTCTTGACCAAAAGTCACGTAAGTTTTCATAATTACACCCTCTTTTCTTTTTACCACGTAAGTTTAAAATGTAAATTATTTACATTTCTGGTTGTTCGATACATCCTTCTCCGTTACATGCCGGACACGTATCTGTGCCGCCACAGCAGATTTCTCCTCCGTAGTGCCCGCCTACCCAACCAGAACCGCCGCAACTTTTACATACTACCTGCCCCGAGCCGTTGCAAGTTTCGCACTTTATTCTTTCTTGGTTATCGCACCATGCTTCGTAGTTATCGTCGTCCCACTCCGCTGCGTAGCTGCAAAGAGGACATTTCCATAAGTCATCTGGCTTACACAGTTGTGACATGTATTCTTCTGATGTTAGCGGTACGTAAAAGTGGTTTGGGCAAAATAATACTGCTTCTACCTTACCAAATGTGAATGGTCTTTCTATCTGTTGATGGTTTATCTCTCGCATTTGAAATTCCTCCAGTCTTTTACCTGCACCGCTACAGTAGCGATTGGTACATTGTTAGTAGTTTTAAGAGCCTCATGCTTTACTGTTAGGATATGGCCGAGAAGTTCATGGCGGTACTTCCAGTAATGTTCTCGCCGCTCTCTTGTAAGGGCGGGGCCAGTTCCAACTGAAAACTTTGTTCCTTCGTCAGATGTTACGATAAACGACCCGAGTGATTCTTTTTCAACTCCGTAGATGTCGACTTCTTGGTTAAAGCCAATAATGGTATAATCGTCATGCTCGGTCGGCTTGAACTTAAGGCAATTTACGCTTCTTTTTTCTTCGTATTGGGCATATGGGTGTCTTAGGATAATCCCTTCGTAGCCCTTTTCAATACAACTTTGGCAATGTTCAATCCATTCACTTTGGCTTGACCGAAATGTCTCGACGCATTGAAGTACTGGGTACACGGGGTCAGATTGTAAGAAATGGAACCACTCGAATATATCAGCACACCTCTGTATTTGTGACTTTTGATTATCTTGGTAGTCGAAGATATGAAACTGGATACCAGTCGCATCGTCAGATGCATTTTTCTTTCTTGAAACTGCGCTATGAATACGTTCACGAGTCCAGCCATGCACGTAAAGCTCCCCGTCCCATTTCACATCCTTTGGCATGAACTGTGTCAGAGCATTTACTATATGGTCGAGGCCTTTGAACTCGTTACCATAAGAGCTGAGTAAAACAGGCCTGTCATCGTACCATTCAACCCTGCATCGTTCACCGTTTAGTTTTGGCTGAGCTATAAAAAGTTCTGGAAATTTCTTTACTCTCTTTTCCTCTGCCGGATGGCATAACATAATCCCTTCACGGTGTAAGTACATAGTTTTTAATCCTTTCCACTTTTAGTAGATTACGCATTAACTCGTAGACGTTGATATTAACTTCTACTAACCTTACATCATCCCATAGTACTATATCCCCGCTGGCGTAGTCTACTTCCACTACGTTCATAGCTCTTCGTCCTGGAAGAGTTACCCAGTCATCTAGTTCTATTTCTAACGATAGATTCATTTTCATGGTAAAGTCCCCTTACCACAACGCTCTGACATTAACGCCAGGCACTTTTCGCAAAAGACATAGTTTAGAATAAACTTACTGTAATTATTCCCCAGCATTGGAATACCGCACAGTGTGGAGCCGTCGTCACCTGAGATGTGCGTCGGTCCGAGTTTTTTTGTCCACATTTCTGACTGTTTTATCTTCATACTTTTTCCTTTCATAGTGGGTGTAGGCTAGAACTAAGATAACTCCATACAGCCAGCCGTGTATGGCTACTATCATGGCAATGGTGTAGACTATTTTACGCCAAACCTTTAGTGACTGCATTAGAGTATTCCTCGTTTTTTACATCTACTATGTTTACTTTTGTAACAGTTTCGCCCTCTTTCAAAAATCCTACAAGTGGACTATTCGATACTCTTTTCAAAACAACCCAGAACTTTGCATCCTTAAAACAGGTGTAAATGTGAATACCACTGGCAGCTTTGGCATCGATATCTGCCAAGATATTTCGCTCGCGGATGAAAGTCCTGTGAAGGCTTTTCTGGTCAGCTTTTGACACCACTGGCAGATAGATTTCACTACCTACTGACATATCAGCCGCCTTGTGTAACCATTCAATAACTATATTTCTCATAGCCTAACCTCTCCTTCCGGTTTTAATTTCTACCCTTTGGCGAATGATAGTAAGAATTAACTCTTCCTTTGGCTTGGATAGTAAAACCTCAGGACATTTTTCGCATGTTATAGCAGTTTGGGTTAAAACTTCTACTTTTTGGCCTTCCGCCATAAGCTGGGAAAAGTATTCCTCTGACACTCGGATGCTTTTCAGGTAGTTACCATGTAAAACCATCTTAAAGTATACATGAAACTTTGACTTGCAAAACGGGCAGGTGACTATTGTATCCAGCAGATGTGGCGTAGGCGCAGTGCTTTTATTCACCACCGCGCTTTTGGGAAGCGACCGCTTTTGCTTTTTCCGTTCTTTAGCTGTTTCGGCCAAGAGGGTAAAGCCGCATGCTTTTAAAACGCTGATGTCGGCGGGGCTTAGAAGATTCCACTTTTCCCAGGGGATGTTTTGAGAAACTTTAGCTTCTTGCATAAAGCACCTCCAAAGCGAGAACTTCGGAGTAGTATTGGCGCAGGTTCCTAGGTGCGTAGAGTAAAACTGCCCAGTAAATGGCCTCTAACTTTTCAAGACCTTCTACCACAAACCAGAGCCAGACTTCCTTCAGTTTTTTCAACATGGTAAACCTCCCATTTTACCAGCTTCAAACTGGTATGAAATAGAGCCTTTTTGATTCATGCTCAGGAATTATTATTACTACTCAAATACTATCCTTCCGCTCATAGCTAAGTGCATAGTTCCATAAACTCTATTTTCACCGCAATCTTCGCAGTGATACCTTTCAGCGTCAGGTTCACAGGTATAATGATCTGCACCGCAGGCTAGGCAAAGGCCAAAGTTCTCTGCTTCTAGTTCCCAAATCTCATTTTCATTTTCCAGAATAACTCTAAATGGCTTTTCATCAGTTACTCGCATTTAAACTCTCCGTTCTGTTGGTTTTCGCAGGCTTCAAACCCGCGTGATTATGGTTAAATATAACATACATGTTGTAAGATTACAATACTTTTTTACAAAATTTTTTATTTTATGCAACCCAGACTAAAATGTAAATTATTTACATTTCTTGGTATGGCTAAAATCCAAGTATAAAACGAAAAAGAACAAGGATTAAACTTCCGGTCAGTAGCATGGCTAAAACCGTTTCTAGTTTTTCAAACATGGCGTGAAAACTCCTTTTTCATTTCTTCTGTTACTATCTTTCATTTCTTCTGTTACTCCCACCCGCCCGCCTTAAGCTGCGGCCGTGATAAGGGCAAAATGTAAATTATTTACATTTCTGGTGTTTCCTCCAAAGCTAGTTCTTTTTTAATTTTTTCAATTTCTGAAATGGCCTTTTCCTCAGACCAGTTTTCAATTCCTTCCAAGATGTCCATTGTAGTAAATCCCTCTTGTAACATGCCCTTAATCATGCTTCTGTTTACCGCGTCAGTTACCATGTCATTTTCAAAGTCTGATAACGCCGGGGCATTTATTATAGCCATGTCGTACTTTCCAACCTTTGCAACGGTGACATAAAATTCTCCGGTTACACTTGTCCAGCGTTTTATTACGATACTTTTACTAGTTCCCTCTTTCATTCTGCAGTTTCCTGCTCCTGCTGCTGCGTTGATAGCATCTTTTATTGTCGTGTACTTAAAGTCTGCTTTTTGGCCTATTTCCAGCATTGTAGCATACCTGTACAGCCCTGCACCTTTTAAGTTTGTTTCTTGCATAGTCATTTCCTTTCATTGTCCCAGTGCTAAACCGGGGTAATTTTGTTGTGAATTGACTATGGCATGGTTTGTGGTAGTTGTCAATAGTTTGTTTATAGTTATACATTTATTCATTCATCCATTCATTCATTTATCCATCAATCTAGCTCTAGTTCCTCAATCAACCATTTACATTTTCATCTTACCATTTACATCATCATCTTGTTTGTTACATAATCATCTTGGCATTTTGTAGGGTCTAGTTTTTTTTTTTTTTTTTTTTTTTTTTTTTTTTTTTTTTTTTTTTTTTTTTTTTTTTTTTACTAAGAAAGACAAAACACTTGGAAAGAGACACTTGGAAAGACTAAGTACAAAATGTCAACACCGCGGACGGGAACTAGACCTAGATTGATGGATTAATGTATAGATTTACAACTATAAATGACCATTTTCCCAGTTTCTCAATTTTAGAATCTTACATCAAACCTGAGCTTTATTATCCCTTTCAGTTCCCTTTGTCCTATCAAAAACTTTAACTTTTGAACAATCCCAGTTGTTTCAACAGCGCCATAGCTTGTTCTTGTGTAACGCCTTCTGGCAGTTCGACACCACCAAGTTTTACGGCATCAACTCTCTCCACTTTCCCATTTCCAGATCTTTTACCAGCATTCCATTTTCCAACTACCAGTCGGCTGTTTAAGTCAGCCAACCATGTAACAGCTTCAGAAACAGTTGTGACATCTTTTTCTTCTGTCGTGCATGCCAGTTCATCGCCGAACTTTTGACTCAGGCCATGCAACAGTGCCTGTGTTTGTATTGCATCTGAAAAGTCGTCGGCCGAGATAGTGAAGGTTTCAATGATTCTGCCAGTTTCCGTCTTTTCACCCTTCACCTTTGACAATACTTCCACAAAGTCAATGGTGATTGTTTGGGCTTCTACGTTAACAGTTTTACTGATTTTCACGTTTGAAAGTTTCATGGTTCTTTTCTCCCTTTTGGTTGAGGTTTTATTGCCATACCAAAACCTGAAAGGGATAACAAAGCTCAGGTTTACTTTTATTCAGTTTTCAAAGACCTGCCGTTTCAATCCTTCGATGCGTCGGTGCCAGCGGTTTTCACCCTGTACATTTAACCAATGCCAGATTGTCGCGGATTCCAAAGAGCCATTTCTCATTCGTTACAACATACATATTGCAGGCATCATGCCAAAACCAGCTGGCGGGGACAAAAAAAAATTTATTCAATAACTCCAACCAGTTACACAACCACCCAACCAACTTGCATGAAGTGTGCCAAAAACAACTTTGACAAAACTTACCACACTGCTTTGACACAAAACGTCAGCTAATCAAAACTCCAATGATATTGCACACTTACCACTGCCATTTATTGTCACACCCAGTGACAAACATTTACACAAAAACCATGCCAGTTCATCACGTCCCTGCATGAACCATGCCAAACAGAACTCCATTAAAACCGAATCCAGCCATGTAACCAAACGCCTGTTGGCATAGCGTATGCAGTAACTACATCGCCCTGCATGAGTCATGCCAAGTCAGATTTTAATCCGCTCAGACTTCCGCCTTTCACACCTCCACCTCCACCTCACCGACGTACCAGACCCCCCCGCCGAGCCCCAACCCCACCCCC